TGATCCTCAATTCTGCCAATCTCGCCGCACTCCGCGTCGGCTTCCAGACGGCCTTCGCAAACGGCCTCGGCATGTCCGTCAGCCAGGCCGCCATGGTCTCGATGGAGGTTCCATCTTCCACGGGCAAGGAACGCTACGGCTGGCTCAACAAGATGCCGAGCGTCAGCGAGTGGGTGGGCCCGCGCCAGGTGAAGTCGATCTCCGAGTCGGACTACGAGATCGCCAACAAGGACTGGGAACTCACCATCTCGGTCGGCCGCAACGATATCGAGGATGACAATCTGGGCGTCTATGCCCCGATGTTCACCGAGATGGGCCAGTCGACCGGCGGGCACAAGGACCAGCTGGTGTTCGCGCTCCTCAAGGCGGGCTTCGCGACCAATTGCTTCGACGGGCAGTTCTTCTTCGACACCGATCATCCGGTGCTGGACGCCAACGGCGCACTGACGACCTATGCCAACACCGATGGCGGCTCCGGCACGCCATGGTTCCTGCTCTGCACCAACCGCTCGATCAAGCCGATCATCTACCAGCGCCGCAAGCCCTGGACCTTCGTGGCCAAGGACAATGTCAACGACGACAATGTCTTCAACAACAAGGAATTCGTCTATGGCGCGGATGCCCGCGCGGCGGTGGGCTTCGGCTTCCCGCAGATGGCCTGGGGTTCGAAGCAGACGCTGAACTCTGCGAACTATGCGATCGCGCGCGCCGGCATCCAGAACATGAAGGGCGATCATGCCCGCCCGCTGGGCCTGGTGCCGAACCTCCTTGTGGTGCCGCCCTCGCTCGAAAGCGCCGGCCGCAAGCTCCTGAACAGCGAGTATGCCTCGGGCGGCGAGACCAACGAGTGGAAGGGCACCGCCGAACTTCTCGTCGTGCCCTGGCTGGCCTGACCTGATCACCTGACGGGCGGGGCGTGATGCGCCGCCCGGACTTACCCCTCAAGGCTATCGAGAGATCAGATATCATGTCCAAGTCAGAGAAGACCGAGAAGATCACCGTCGTCGCCAAGCAGGCATCGCGCATGCGCGCCGGGTTCCAGTTCACGACAGATCCGCGCGAGGTCGATCTGACCGAGGCGCAGTTCGAAGCCATCAAGTCCGATCCGCTGCTCGCCATCATCGAAGCGGCGCCCGAAAAGAAGAAGAGCTAGGCGGACGAGGCCTCGACCCTCGCGAGCCCGGACGGCTCCATCCACCCACAAGGGGGTGGAGCCCTTTACCACTCATGCCCGTCTGCGCCGGGCCGAACGAATACATGAAGGGGGGCTCCGGTACTGCTCGCAAGGCACCCGGTCTCCAAGGGTTCAGCCCGGCCCCCCAAACTTTCTGAAGTGAGCGCATGTCCTACATCACCCAGCAACAGCTTGAAGACCGATACGGCGAGCGCATGATCGTGCAGCTCTCCGACCGGGCCGTGCCGGGGCTGGGGCTGATCGACGTGGCGGTCGTCGCCCGCGCTATTGCCGACACGGATGCGCTGATCGACGGCTACCTCACCGGGCGCTATGCGCTGCCGCTGGCCAGTACGCCGCCGCTGCTGACCGACATCGCCGGCGAAATCGCGATCTACAAGCTGCACCGCAAGTCGCCCGATGAGAAGATCGTGGAGGACTACAATAACGCCGTGAAGCGGCTGTCCGACATCTCGAAGGGCGTGATCCGTCTCAACGTCGAAGGCGCCGAGCCCGCGATGACCTCAGGCGGCGGCGTTCGCACCAACGAGCCGGAGCGACCCTTCACGAACGACAGCCTCAAGGGTTTCATATGACGACGCACAGCCCTTGCCAGCAAGGCGGTGCGTGATGGCCGACGGCATCCGCATCGAAGTCAAAGGCACGGAGCAGGGCCTCCTCGCACTGGGCGAGATCGCGCAGCGCACGGCAAACCCGCGGGGCTTGTGGGCCGCGATCGGCGTCTCTCTCGAGTCCTCGACGCAGCAGCACTTCCTGGACGAGAGCGGGCCGGGTGGCTCCGTGTGGCCGCCAAGCCTCCGCGCCAGGATGGAAGGTGGCAAGACGCTGACCGATACGGCGCGGCTCATGCAGTCGCTCACCTCGAACGTCACGGACGATGGCGTGGAGCACGGCACCAATGTTCTCTATGCCGCGGTGCATCAGTTCGGCGCCACGATTACGGCCAAGACATCGAAGGGCCTGCGCTTCAAGACCGGACGCGGCGCCAATGCACAATGGGCGACGAAACAGTCCGTCACGATCCCGGCCCGGCCTTTCCTCGGGATCGACGCCGACGACGAGACGCGCATTCTTCTCGTCGCCACCGACTGGCTTGCAGGCGAGGCTGGCGATGCTGCTTGACCAGGTGATCGAACGGCTCTCATCCCTCGTGCCCGACCTCACCGGCCGGGTTGAGGGGGCCGCACAGCTTGCCCTTCTCATGGGGCGCAACGAATTGCCGCCCGTGACGCCCGCCGCGTTCGTGGTGCCACTCGGTCTCGATGCCGGCGCGCAGATGGACGCCACCTCCGTTCATCAGCAGACGCTGACCGAGACCATCGCCGCCGTGCTCGTCGTCGACTACGCCGGTGACCACCAGGGTGGCCTGAGCCTGCCCGCGATCGACAAGCTCGCGAACGATGTCATCGCGGTGATGGCCGGCTGGCAGCCGGACGATGCGATCGACGCCTTTGCGCTCCGCCGCGGCCGCATGCTGGACGCGCGCAACGGCACGCTCATCTACCAGCTCGACTTTTCCATGATGTCTTTCCTGAGGATCACATGAGCCAAGATACACCCGGCACGCCTCCACCGTTGCCATCGAGCGGCGGCTCCTACGAGCGGCAGGATGACGGATCGCTGAAGCACAAGCCCGATGATGCGGCACCGGTGAAGCCCGCCGCCAAACCCAAAAACAAGGAGGCCTGATCGATGGCGCTCTATTTCAAGACGAAGACGCTGCTGGCGAAGATCCAGCCGACGGCCGGCACCGATCCGGTGCCCACCAATGTGGCGAACGGCATGCTGGTGCGGAACCTCAGCGTCCGCCCCATGAACGGCACGGATGTGAGCCGCGAACTGGAGCGTAACCATTATGGCGCGCAAGCGATGTTCCCCGTTGGCCTCCATGTGGTGGCAAGCTTCGAGATCGAGCTGATCGGCCACGCGACACGCGGCACGGCTCCGGCGTGGAGTGCTATCGCACGGGCCTGCGGCCTGGCCGAAGTGGTCTCGGCGGGAACCTCCGTCGTCTACAACCCGGTGTCGTCCGGCCATTCGCTGGTGACGCTCTATTTCGCGCATGCGGGCTTCCGCCAGATCATCACCGACTGCCGGGGTACGGCCGTGCTGCGGGTGAACGCCAACCAGATCCCGGTGATGGCGGTGACCTTGACCGGCCTCTACCAGAAACCCACCGACACGGCGGGCGTCGTTCCAACCGTCTCGGCCTTCCAGCAGCCGCTGCCGGTGACGAAGACCAACACGCCGACCTTCACGATCAACAGCGTGGCATGCGTCATGCGGAACTTCGAACTCGACTTCGGCAACGTGGTGCAGCCACGCATGCTGGTGGGCGCCGAGGAAGTCGTGATCTCGGACTCGAACGAGCAGATCACGACGCAGATCGAGGCGGTGCCGCTGGCGACGTTCGACCCTTACGCGCTCGCCGCCGCCCAGACGAGCTTCGCGGTGAATCTCGTCCACGGCTCGGGCTCGGGCAAGATCGTGACGATCAACGCGCCCACCTGCCGGATGATGCGGCCCGAGTCGATCGCCAACGAGCAGAACATCGTCGAGTGGCCGCTGCGCATCACGCCGCTGCCCAATGCCGGCAACGACCAGTTCACGATCACGCTGACCTGACGCGGCTGGCGAAGCCAGCCAGCGTCAGCCCCCGGTTCTGATCCGGGGGTCCAACACAAAGACATTCGAAGGTGCCTTAAAACCATGTTCAAGCTTCTCTCCAATCCGACTTTCTCGCATGACGTCACCATCAGGGTTCCGGTCGACGGCGGCTTCGAGGACCATGTGGCGCGGGTGCGCTTCCGGGTGCTCGCCGTCGATGACCTGGTGAAGCACGACGTGACGCGGCCGGACGGCCAGGCTGCCTATTGTGATGCGATCGTCGAGAGCTTCGAGAACCTCGAAGGCGATGACGGCAAGCCCATTCCGCACAGCGACAAGGTGAAGGCCCGGATGATTTCGACGCCCTTCGTGCGGGTGGCGCTGATGCGGGCCTATGAGGCGGCGATGTTCGGGGCGCGAATAAAAAACTGAGGCGCGCGGCAGGGGCCTGGGCGGCCGCGCCGCGCAAGGCTCCGCAGGCGAGCCCGAAAGACGTGCAAGAGGATGCCGCTGTGCTCGGCATTCCAGCAGAGATGGTGGCGGAAACCGTGACGGCACTCGAAACACAGACACAGCAGGATAGCGAGACGGTTGGCGTGTGGGCTTCAAACGCGCCTGCCCTGAACCGTTTCCTCGCCTGCGCCACGCAATGGCGCGCGGTCGCGGCGGGCCTGGGCGGCCTCGTCTGGATCGGGCTCGACTATGCGGCTTGCGTTTGCGCCCTGGACGGCAAGGGCCTGGCGATGACGCCGGCCGACTGGAGTGACCTGCAGGTGATGGAAGCCGCGGCCATTTCTGTCATGAACGGCGGCGCCGTCTCTCCCGGTGAAGATGGAGACGCGGCATGAACGGCACGCTCCGACTCTCGGTCATCGTCGACGGGCAGACCCGCGAAGCGACCACGAAAGTCAACGAGGTAACGGCGGCGCTTGGCCGTCTTGACGGACAGGCGAGGACGGCAGGCCCCTCGGCCGCGAATGCGCTGCGCCAGACGGGGCAGGCGGCGGGGCAGGCGGCACAGCTTTCGACCCAGCAGCTGACCAATATGCAATTCCAGCTGCAGGACATGGTGGTTGGGCTGACATCCGGCCAGTCACCCTTCACCGTGATGATGCAACAAGGTTCCCAGGTTGCACAGGCCTTCAATGCCGGCACCGGACCCCGCGCTGCAATCGCGGCCTTCGGGCAAGGCATTCTCCAGTTCGTCAGCAATCCGCTGAACCTGGTGGTGGGTGCCGCGGCCTTGGCGGCAACGGCTGTCACGAGTTTTTTCTCGTCCTTATCGAACGGTACGCAGCAGACGGATGCACTGCTGGAAAGACACCAGGAATTCATCAAGGGCATTGGTGAGGCGTGGGACCGGGCAAAAGGCAAGGCTGAAGGGTATGCCGGTGCTCTGACCCCCACGATGTTGCTTGAAGCGCAGCTTCGTGCCCCCAACCTCGAAGAGGGACTGTCATTCGCGCGGGACGGCATTGCCACACAGCTTCGTAACGCTTTGCAGTCGCTGACCTCGGTCGGCGATCAGACGATGTTGCAGAGCGAAGGCGGCCTTGATGCTTACAACCGCATATTCGCTGTCATCTCCGAAGCTGCCCCGGGCATCGAGAGCGGGGCGCGATCCGCAGAAGAACTGGTCAAGCAGATCCGTGATATCGCCACTGATGCTCCGTCGTCTGCGGTCGGGCTGCGAAACTTCGTTCTGGAATTGACGGGAGGAGCCGGGGCCTTCGGAGAGAAGGTGGACGGGCTTCTGGGACCACTGGTTGCTGTAGAAAAGTCGTTCAATCAGAACCAGGCCGCCCTGAAGCTTTTGCAGGGCTCAGCGACCGACGCTGACAAGGCGGTTCTCGGGCTCAACACCGTCTTTACCGGCCTGACGCGAGCAGCGGGTGCACTCAACCGGGGTACTTCCAGCTACTTCGGGGACCTCGCCGCTGGCGTGGCGTCCCGCGACTACAGCAATAAATCCTTCCTCGATCTTCTGGGCGCGGCCGAGGGCACCGATCGCGGGCGCGGCTAT